ATTTATTGGAGCAACAAGGAGTTTGAACAATCGGAAGAAATAGCTGTTCATATACGCCGTGGCGATATAGCGGCTCACAAAAGACACAGACATTCAGAAGGTAAAAGGTGGCAATCAAATAAATATTATAATAGTATAATACCCAAAATAGCGGCTAACTATTCAGACAGTCTGCCTATTGTAATATACTCCGAAGGAAAAGAAAGCGAGTTTTTAAGCGGTCCCAATCCCATAAACAAAAATTGGGGAAATGCCCTAAGTGAAAGATTAAGTTTAAGGCTTGGAAAATACAGAGATAATAAACCGGATGATGAAAATAATTACATGGGCTTGATTGAAGCGTATCAAAAAATGACAAGTTCAAAAGTCTTCGTCCAGTCGCGTAGTTCATTGTCTTGGTGTGTCAGTCTTATGAATGAAAACGATATTTGGTTACAGCCGACGACACGCAGACACTATTCATACAGAGGTAGATTAGAACACTGGAACATAATATAATGCCTGTAGTCAAAAACTTAACCATTCGCGGCAAAATAGATGGATTTGGCTGTCAATTAAACGCCAAACTCAGCGGTTACGCTTATTGTTTCAACAATAGGTGGTACAGATATGTGCATACTCCGTTCATGACAATGGAGCATGGTTGGGATAGTCCAGAAGATTTAAAACAGACAAATGAATTTATTGGATTTGCGGATAATAGAAAAGGGAGAAGGATTAATGTGGCATATAAATACATGAAAGTAGTTTTTAATAATCCTAATCACTATTACAATCCAGCCACTTTAGATCAAATCAGGTCGAGATACTGGAGCACGCCAAAGCCAGACAAGTCAGAAACAGAAATCGTTGTTCACATTAGAAGAGGCGACCTAATGATGGGCAACAAGAAATTTATAAGACGCGACAGGAATAGAAGATTTGTTTCCAATGACTGGTATAATGTTGCAATCCCGGCTTTGGCAGCGAAATATCCTGACCATTATAGAATAGCAATACACTCGGAAGGAGAAATAGAAGATTTCCTTTCAATATTTTACGAATGGCCACAGGATTTGTTGGATCGAGTAATGTTAAAAGTATCTAAGCCATTGGTGCGAGATCAAGAATATTCCCTGCTAAGAGCATTTCACGATATGGCAACTGCACCCGTCTTTCTTGGCTGTAAAAGCGGACTATCTTATACAGCTTCAATTTACAACGAGGGGGATATTTATTTCTTGGGAAGTAATGCTCAAGGACAGCAACATAAATTAAATCACTGGACTGACGCGAGATCCCTAGCTCCAGATACGCCTATTAGAACAAGGAAATGGTAATGCCCATATATCATAATATTAAAACAATATTCATCGCAATCCCCAAAACTGGATGTACGTCTATAGTGGATACGCTTGGACGCGATGTTCCGTTCTGTTATTATTTAAAAAACATCATCGACGACCACGGACAACGAACTAGCAGAAGATCTTCGCACGCTACCGCTGGGGAAATCGAAAGATACTTTCCAGAAGAATGGGCTAATTACGAAAAATTTACTTGCATCAGAAATCCATATGATAGATTATGGTCTGCTTACTGGTCAGCACAAAAGGTTTACAGACTCTATGGGCAATCAGGGTACACCAATAGAATAGTCCTAAATGAGAAAGAAGGTTTTGAAACAGTTGTTGCTAGGCTTTACGAAAGAGGTATCCAAAGTTTTTCGCAAAGACGAAGTGGCGAGGACGATTTTATTCATTTTCTGCCAATGGTAGATTTCCTAACAACCAAGAATCAAATCCACCCACCTATTAAAATATATCGGTTTGAAAAGTTTTCAGAATTAGCCAAAGACTACAATGTAAAAGTTCATTCTAATCAGAATCCTGTAAAGCCAACATCATACAGGGATGGCTACAACGCAAATACGAAACGGATGGCCGCAAAATTGTATGAAGAAGATTTAGATTGTTTTAAATATACCTTTTAATGCGTGCATCTGTGTGACTAGCACGCTATAATATAGCATACCATTTCCTCAAGGAAGCCGCATTATGTTAAATCTAATAGCTCCAATCAACAATCTAGGTTACGGTGTCGCTGGATACAATATTTATAAAGAATTATACAAGATTAATTCTTCCACGGCACTGTATCCTATTGCTCAACCCGAGTTCTTTAATGAGATTGTTATCGCGGGAATGAACAACAGGGAAAATAGAAAAGTATTTCCCAACAATCCATCTGTTAAAATTTGGCACCAGAATGATGTTCATACCCATGTTGGCAAGGGTGAACACATCGGGTTTCCCATCTTTGAGCTAACTGAGTTTACCTATGAAGAGAAGCTCAGTATGAAGCATTGTGACAAATTGTTTGTCTGTTCCGAATGGGCTAAAAACGTAGTCTACAATCAGGCAAACTGGATGGCTCCCATCACTCACGTTGTTCCGCTTGGAGTTGATACAGAACTCTTCAGACCTTGCAGTTCCGGTAGAACCGAGACAATCTTTTTTAATTGTGGAAAATGGGAAAAGCGTAAGGGGCATGACGTTTTGCTGGAATGTTTCAATGCCGCATTTCAAGAAAGTGACAATGTAGAACTTTGGATGATGTGCGACAATCCATTTATTGGCCCGATGAACGATCAATGGAAAAATTTATACAAAAATTCCCCACTTGGAGATAAGATTAAGATCATTCCAAGGCAAAAAAGTCACAAGGATGTGTATAATATTATGCGTCAGACTGATTGTGGCGTGTTCCCAGCCAGAGCGGAGGGCTGGAATTTAGAATTGCTGGAAATGATGGCTTGTGGAAAATCTGTAATAGCTACTAATTATTCTGCCCACACTGAATTTTGCAACAAAGATAATTGTTATTTGGTAGATATTGACGGTTTAAGCAAAGCCCATGATGGAGTTTTCTTTTCTGGCAGTCATGGGGAATGGGCAGCACTTGACCAACCTCAAAAAGATCAATTGATAGAACATCTTAGAACTGTTCATAAAACAAAACAACAATACGGTACTTATAGCGTAGGATCTCATCAGGGAACTGCAAATTTAGCCGGTATAGAAACAGCTAAAACGTTTAGCTGGGAAAATTCAGCAAAGGAGTTATTAAATGGACTCAGAATTTAAGTCACCAAGATCCATCCTAAACCTATACGAGCAATGATTTGTTGGATCGGTATGCGACCCAGAAGATGTCGCAAAGTTGCTTGGCGAATTACCACATCCGACTTTCGGTGCTGCTGCATACGGACTTTCTGGTAGTGGAGAAGGCGAACTTAGTTTGCCATTCAAATGTCTTTTAGAATTCGACCCCGGATTCGGACCAGCGGAAAGACAGACGACAGGCGATTGTGTATCACACTCCACGAGAAATGCCGTAGACATTACAAGAGCAGTTGAAATTAAGAACGGAGAACGTGAAGAGTTCTTACATCGAGGTGCAACTGAAGCTATTTATCAGTCTCGCGGTCACAAGGGGCAGGGAATGTCATGTTCTGGTGCTGCCAGATATGTTCATCAAAATGGTGGGATCTTACTTAGGCAAGACTATGGAGACATTGATCTTTCTAAATATAATTCTAGCATTGGTGCGAAGCATCGCATCCCAGACAGCATCTATAAAACAGAAGCTAAAAAACATCAAGTTAAAACAATCTCAAATATCAGAACTGTAGAAGAAGCTAGAGATGCTCTGGCAAATGGATATGCGATGTCTGTTTGTTCGGGTTATGGATTCTCAAGTAAAAGAGATTCTAAGGGAATCGCAAAACGTTCCGGCAGATGGAATCATGCTATGGCTTGGATTGCCTGTGACGATACTCACTCAAGATACAAAGAGACGCTTTTCTTGGTTCAGAACAGTTGGGGCGTTTGGAATAGCGGGCCAAAAGTTCACGATCAACCAGAAGGAAGTTTCTGGATTAGAGAAAAAGACGCTAGGGGAATGTTGTCGGGCGGTGGTGCTTGGGTTTTCAGTGATGTTGATGGATTTCCTGCTAGAAAAATTAAATTCTCAGCTAACGAGGTGTTTTAATGAATATTACAGATAGAGCACTTTTAGGTGCTGGTGTAATTGCTGCTTTTATTTTTTTCAGCAATCCTTCAAAAACTTTGAATTCAGGGTTGACAAATGACGATATTCAAAGTATAATAGTTACAACAGAAGGAGCTTTTGATGATGCGGAGAAGTCGATCCTTGGTGGCGACAAGCCAGTTCCTCCAGATGATGACGAGCCAACTGGACCAGATCCAGATCCGGCAAAGTGTATCTGTAAAGGGACAGGCAAAATAGTTCAAGGAGACGGTCATGTTTCGGCATGTCCGTATCATGGTCAAAAGGATTTACCTGTTGAGTGTGATGATGAACCCATCACAACGAAACAAAGTGTGCAAAAAAGAAGAGGTCTTTTTGGAGGTCGCCTCTTCGGTCGATGAACGACCTCTAATTAAACTATAGTTATAGTGGAGAATTGTTATGGGTAAAGCTAAATCGCTACTCAAGTCTCGTAGATTTTGGGTGTCTGCTGTTGGTCTTGTTTCTGTTGTTGCATCGGAAGCGTTCGGTGTTGAACTTAATCAAGAGCAGTTGATTGGTGTCGTCACCATTGTGGTTGCTTGGGTGATCGGTGACACTGTACGCGAAACTAAGTAACTAAGAGGAGATCGTTATGGAACTTTTATCTAGTTTTTTGGGAAGTATGGACGTTATCCAGTGGGTATTTCTGGGGCTGGGTGTTATTTTAGTCGCACCAGTTCTGCTAGACTTCTTTAGTAAATTTAAGAGCGTTAAGGTAAAACGTTCTAGCAGTAACGATCTAGGAGATTTAATTACAAAGTGGGAAACCTTGGCTGATGCGGTTCACGAAGCTGGAATTCATGAGGCTTGCGATCTGTTAGACGAGGTATTCC